GGTTTTCGAAGTCCATTCGCCGCCGCGCTTGGTCGGTATGCCGTGGGCGTTGTTATAATCGCGGATCTTCCCGGTTGACTTAACTTTCAAATACATTTCATACATAGCGCGCCCGAACGGGGCTTCCTTTTCAGAATGTACCGGCCACCCGGCGGACGAATCCCAGTCCCACCCATAAGGCACGCGCGCGCCGTTCCATTTCCCTTCGTTGGCGCGTCCGATCATAATATCTTTCACACGCTCACTTGTCAGTTTTCTTTCCAGTTCCGCAAATACAAGAATAATCTTCAGGACAGCTTCGCCGATCGCGGAAGACGTGTCAAATTGTTCGTTCAGTGAAACAAACGTCACGCGGTTGTATTTGAAATCATCATACATCAAAGAGAAGTCAACCAGATTTCGGGAAATACGGTCGATCTTATACACCAGAACGTGAGACACAAGCCCGGCGCGGACTTTCTGCATCATTCTTTCATATGCCGGCCGTTTCGTGTTCTTACCGGATCGCCCGGCATCTTCGAAGATCTCTACACGCGACATATCAACGTGTAAGATATGTTTGCAATATGCTTTCAATTCCTTTTTCTGGAACGGAAGCGAATCTTTATCGACCTGATACCCAGTCGATACACGAACATAGATCGCAACGGCCCGATCGTCGGCACTGGCAGCAGGCACTTTCATAGCATAAGCCATAACATACACAACCTTTCTATTTTTTCTAAAAAAGGGTATAAAAATAAGCCCTTTCAAAGATTGTGGGCCTATGCTATAATAACACTTGCTAGGGAGTTATTATAGTCAGCCCACGGTTGACGGGTAACAATCTATATAAAGCCGTTTCCGGTTGCCGCCGGGAGCGGTTTTATTTTCTTTATTCAGTTTCTAATTTGTAAGTTATTTCTACAGCAGCACCGAAACGATATTCGTCTTCTTCCAGAACGTAACCTTCGTCACGATCCCAAACAACTTTATACTTTCCGCCGAAAATTGAACAATCAATATCGGTAACGCGACCAGAAGAAAGAAGATTTTTAACGCGGGAGCAACTCCCTTTCTTGATATAACCAATATGAACATCATCAACAACAACCTTTACGGCGTTTGAGTCGTATTCATTTTCAGGTTCGGGAATCAATTCAACTTTTGAAACTAAAAAATCATATTGAAAAATCTTTTCGTCATACATAAAATCGTCAACGATCTGCTTCTTCGTCTTTTCGTAATCATCATTTTCATACGCCAATTCCATTAGATTATCCATATACGAAGAAATTCCGGCAACCTTGAAATTATCAGTTTTCGTCGAAATAACAGGCTTCGACGGAGCGGAAACGACCGGATCAGGCGAAACCGGATTATCCTTCTTTTTAAATAACTTTCCGAATAGTCCTATTTTAGACACCTTCTTTACTAAATAATTGTCTATCGTTTTGAAGCTGCGGCGAAAGAAGATCCGCCGCAGGCGGGAACGCTAATTCCAGAAGTCGGGCGATATCACATTTCCCTGAACTTTCCTAGAATGGGATTTTATGCCATTTTTTCGGCGTCCCCTTTTTCGCGAACGTGTAAAGCCCGTAAAGCAAGTTCTTTATCTAGGCTATCCGCTTCGCGATAACAAGTAACAAGGAACTGTTCTTCGCTTGTCATATGTATACCTTTTGAGTTGGGAGTATATTCTTCTGGAAGCTCCACATCATCACGCGCCATAGAATCCATACTAACACCGAAGTAATCACATAATTTACGGAAAGTCGATAACTTAATATTGCTGTAACCTACTTTATAGAAACCGTCGATTGTGCTGTACGGTATGCCAGATCCTTGCGAAACCTTTCTTTTGTTCAAATGGTTCTTTTCCATCAAATAATCCAACTTTTCAAGGAATGTCAATTCAAAACACCTCCTTTCAATTCACATTGTAAAGTAAAAATATTACGGTGTCAAGAAAAATATTACGGTACAAAGGGGAAATATATAGAAATAATTTACTTTGCACAGTAAAATTGTTCTTGACAATTCACTTTGCAGAGTGTATTTTAAGATTACAGGCACGGTACACCGTGAATCAATCAACAGAAAGGAGCGAACGACAATGAAAATCACAGTCAAAGGAAACAGCAACGAAAGACTGAAAGTCACATCGGACGAAAGACGGGAAGACGTCGAGCCGGTTCTTCGGGAAATAAGAAAGATGTCCCGAAAATTGAGACATCTTCTTAAAAACGGATATGAAATTGACTTAACGATTAGTAGTGAGAATAGCCCTCTGGAAGAGTAACAGAATCGATCATATCTTCTTCGCTACTGGAAGAATCATGAACATAGTCAAGAACAACGGTTTCACAATCCAGATCGTCGTCTTCTTCGTCAGGATCAAGAATGGAAAGTGAAACATATTCGAAACCTTCGTCTTGAGCAGACTTTAAACTCTCAAGAAGTTCTGAAATATTATAAACAAACATGACAAAATCCCCTTTCTTTCGTACTTGGTGCGGTAACACCTGTATAAAAAGTATATGAAAGAAAAAGAGAATTTGCAATAGTAATCAATCAACAGAAAGGAGAATGAACCATGTACAAGAATTTAGTTGAGATCCTGAAAAGAAAAGGAATCACGATCAAAGCGTACGCGGAACTGTTGGGAATCTCTGAAAAGTCCGCACAGAACAAAATCTACGCAAGAACAGAGTTCACACTGGGCGAAGCACTGAAAACGTGTGCGTTAATGCCGGAGTACAAAATGGACTATGTTTTTGCAATGGAAGAGAAGGTGGCGTAAATGGAAACATTATACAAACCATTAACGCCCGCCTTCCGATCAGATATCACGGCCGGCATACATAAGAACATGACAGAGTTAAACGCCTGTCAGCCGAACGCCTTAGTCAATATACAGAAAATCGGACTGATCCAATTAGAAAGGCTAATAAACGCACTTCCTGACGGCTACCCGATACCATTGGAAAGGAGATCCGGCGAATGAAACAGATCCTTGTAATAACGCGGACGTTCCGGGAAGCTGTCGAAGATATGCGAACGCTGCAAGGTTGGATCTTGAAATACACAGTATTCAAAATGGGAATCGAACCACACAGAGGACGGATCACAACCGAACACGCGGAAGTGATATTCGTATCGGCGCAGATCGAAGAAAAACTTCTGGGAAGATGCCCGGACGCGATTTGCAAAAGAACATATCTTGACAACAACATACGAAAATCTTTTGAAGCAAGAAAACCGAATCTGAAATACCTTCCGGGAATCGAAGGCGTATTAAGAGAAATTATAGAAATCGAGGAAGCGGCAGCGAATGAGTAAAAGAAAAATTGAATCCTATATCATAGCGGCAGCAGTCGCGGCTTTTATTTCCGGTTTCGGAGCGGGAACGGCAGCAGAACAGCACACGCAGGAAGAAGCCGCCCGGCAGCAGTCAACGGAAATGGTAACTTTACAGATTTACAACGAAACACAGAAAACATGGGACACCTATCAGGGAACACTTGACAGCGAATGTGGACTTCACGGCGACTGGAAATACGAGATCATGGGAAAAGAACTGGTATTAACGGGCGCACGTCTGATCGGACAAGTCCCGGAAGGAGAGTAAATGGCAAGAATTAGTTTTCAAGTGCAACCGATACCGGGCGAAAAGAAATTCAAGGACTTTCAAGAGAACTTAGAAACGATCATGGAAACGCTGTTATATTTGCAAAACGCTTTTCCGAAGATTATCGAAGATCTGGAAGATCCAGAAGACCGTTACGGCGTGGACGTGATAATCGCATTTGACGCGGATCACATTGAAGCACCGGACGGGCAGAAAGGTTTCGGAGTATTCGACACAGACACGGATCGCATTTACATAGCGGCAGACATTCCAGAACCGGAAGAAACGCTGATCGAAACGACGGCGCATGAATTCATGCATTATATCCAGAAGATTAAAGGAAAGCCGTATTCGGAAGAAGAAGCGGAACATTTCGCCGAAACGGTCAGATATCAGGTCAAACGACGGATCACAGACACACGGGCGCAGACACAGCCAAAGAAACGACATTTCAAGAATCCGGCGCAATATATCGGAAGCAGAAAGAAAAGAAAGAAGATCGTTCGTGGCAAATAACCGGAACGCGGGGCGATATATGAAAAAAGAAAGAAAAATCATCATGACATTATCCGGCGACGGCCTGACAGCGGACGAACTGGGGCGACTGGAAAGGACGATCAGACAGATCAACTACACACGCCGGAAAAATAAAGACACCGAAATTCGGTTCAACTACTCACTGAAAGGAGATCTAACCAATGAAAGAAGAAAAGACAATCGAACAGGCGTTGAAGGACGCGGCAGAACAGGCAGGAGCAAAACCGGAAGAAATGAAAACCGTTGCGGTCGAACAGGTCGCCGGGATTCATGTTTTTAGTTCCGACATGGAGAAACCGCCGATTGTGTTAATTGACGGCGAATTTGTGGACGTGGCGACGCTTCTTGGATATGCAATCAGCGAATTCATAGACGGAGCAGTAGCGCAGGGAACGCAACGCGCACACGTCGAAAGATTCATGGTCGGTATAACACAGAAGGCGATCGCGACATCAAGAGCGGAAGCATACAGAAAAGCTGTTCAGGAAGGAGAGAAACGCTAATGGGAATCATGGACGCATTTAAACCGGAAGACCGGACAGAGATTACATATTCTAATTTTTACAATCTGATTAAACAGGCGGCACAGTACGAGATTGTAATGAATGCCGTTAATTGCAACGTGCCACATAGATACATACGCGAAGTAATGACGGGCGAAAAGGAAGAAGAAGTCGCAGAAATGGCACAGACAGCCGAAGGTATTTCAATGAAATTCTATGGAAAAGAACAGCTTCCGGCAGAACCGATCAAAAGCGGCGATTTCCCGTTAAAAGCAATCAGCCTGACGCCAGAAGCAGCAGCGACCGGGCAAGGCATCATATACCCAACGGAAGTGGCGAACCGCCTAATCGCCGAAGGAAAAGCGGTGGAAACAAAACCAATTCACGGAACAAGAAAGCGCACGATCGAGAAAGCAAAGAAGAAAGGAACGAAGAACCATGGCAAAAATGAACCTGAAATTTAGAGATTTCTTAACCTTATTAAGTCCGGCACAACATATCACGGTACAGGACGAAGACAACCCATTAAAACAGGGAGAATCTGACACGATCTTCAAAGGAAAAGCTGCGAAAGCCCGTCGGGAAGAAGAACTGGCAGACCGTGAAGTAAAAATGATAGCACCGACAGGAGATCCAGATCTTCCGGGAACTTATGTTTTCAAGATCTGGTTATATAAATAATGACAGTCGGAGAGATCAGGAAAGTATCGCAGCCGTCGGCGCGGGCATGGATCGAAAAAGACGGGAACGTATTATTTGCAGACTGGTTTTATAAGGTCCCAGAAGACCTACTGAAAGCAAAAGTCAAAGAATTTGCATTTGCGCCGGAAATCTGTCACAAGAACTGGGAAAAATTAGGACTTACAAGCCCGATGCAACCGGAAGAAATGCCGGACTATAGTTTTTCTGATTTAATGATGAAACTTTACTACAGAATGAAAATATAAAGGAGATCTAACCACAATGCAACCATACAAAATAGATAAACCGATCCGGTTGATCGAATTATTCGCCGGAATCGGATCACAGGCCATGGCGTTGCGGAATCTGGGAGCAGATTTCACGACCTATCGGACGTGTGAATGGTGGATTCAGCCGAACGCAAGTTATAAAGCGATCCATTGCGCGGACGACACAAAAGACTATAGCGCAGATTTTAGCAAAGAACAGATAGCCGAAAAACTGTCGCGATGGGGAATTTCCAACAACGGAAAAGATCCAATGGCAGAAGATAAAATCAGGAAGAAGCCGGAATGGTGGCTTCGCGAAGTGTACAACAACATATGGGCGACGAAAAACCTTGTAAATATCCAGAATATCACAGGCGATGATCTAGGAGTGATGGAAACAGATAAATACACCTACATAGTAACATATTCATTTCCATGTCAGGATTTAAGCGTCGCCGGGAAAATGGCCGGCATGGATAAAGGATCAGGCACACGATCCGGTATGCTATGGGAAGTTGAAAGACTTCTGGACGAAATGAAGGAACTTCCACAGATTCTTCTAATGGAGAACGTGCCGCAGGTCATGCAAAGAAAGAATTTACACAATTTTGAAGCATGGCAAGAGTTTTTAACCGGGAAAGGCTATAAAAATTATGCAAAGATTCTGAACGCAAAAGACTTCGGCATTCCGCAGAACAGACAGCGCGCCTATATGGTGTCGATTCTGGGCGATTATGATTATCAGTTCCCGGAAGAAATACCACTGGAAAAGACCATGGACGATTTACTGGAAGACGAAGTGGAAGAAAAATTCTATGTAAATTCGGAAGCCGCCGACGGACTTATCACGGAACTGATACAGAGCGGGCGACTCGAAAAAAAGTGTCAAAAACCATAAGAGGGGGGGG